TTTTGTGCTATAGTAGCACGCCACGAGACGCTAGCCTGGTGAGGCTAGACCAGTCGAAAGACTGATGAAATCATCTGTTGTAGTAATATAACGAGACATTTACATGCCCACTCGGATCACTTGAGACCCGCTCACAGATATTTATCCCCCCCTTGTGGAGGAACGGTGAAACTTAGACCGTGACAAATTTTCGGTTTGTCTAAATAACTGGATGATGTGGTTGAACTTGGTTCAGTGTGTTGTTTTTTGTCTTTTTTTAAAATTTTATAGTGAAGCAAAGAGGACTAGTCCAATGGAGGCTTCTGCGATCAAACTAGAAAGAAACCAGCTCGTAAGAAATTACGGCCTGCTTCTCAGGGATGGTCACAGTTGACGAAGAGTATTGGTCAGAGCTGATGGCAAGTGAAATAATATCACCGGTCTTAAGCTCCATGACGGCTTCAAGAGGTGGCATTGAAAAAGGATATCCCAATCCGGGAGAAAGACCTCCTGGTAGGTTAAACTTAATGACAGAGGCTCGCCGAGGTGACAATGGCTGATTGCCAATGAGAATCTCAGAGAGAACTGCACAGTCACAGCCTGAATTAACAGCCATCACAAATTGCACATTCATCTTGAGGATCAGATCCTTGAGAACAGTCACAGTCCCATCAACATTAAATTCCAGACTATCTGACAGGTTGCCAGATATGACAGGATTCTCACAAGTGAGAATTAATGGTGGAGACAATTCGGGTGGTATATCCGATTGTGTACTGTTTGTGTATGTGGAGAGTCTTGATATAAGGACAGGAGTTTGGACTGAGGCCTGTTTCATGTGAAGATCGATAACATAATCGACCTCCAAATAACCATGAGCAGAATCATCAGAACATCCTTCCGCGGAAACGAAAAGTCTTCCGAAGTCGTATGTCTTGAGATCAGCATCCTGTACCAGACCAGTTCTGGTGAACAGATCTGTTCGATGACAAGGGACATGAAGTTCGAAAATCCGCCACGGTGCACCATCCTCCCAAACAGTTGATTGAGTAACCTCAATAGCTGTAGAAGGTGGAGCATCCATGGTGTCATAATCGAATGACATCAAGATGTTGCCATCTGTTGTCGTCCCTTTTAGATTCTTATATCTATACACTAGCTTCTTAACATGATACTTCTCGTAGAGAGCGCCATGTCCAGAAAGCCAAGGAAAAGAGCCTGAGAGTGCTGGATTGCACGGAACGTTGGCCACCACCTTGAAATCAGATGATCCATTAATTGTTTGGATCCTTTCTGACTCACGGTAAGTACGACGGTTCGTTCCAGACTGTCTTGAAGAACGGTTCTGAGCAACAGGTGCCAAGACCGCCTTTTGAGTTCTGTTAGACATCAGTCTTCCATTATCATGAGAGTTCGTGCCTTGCTTCTTTTGTTTTTTGCGTTGTTTATTCATTGTTGGATTATTATGGGATACCTCAATCCTGTGAGCGACTATTCATTGAATTGCCTTGTGATCCGTGTAGTCTGTTGGCCTTCCGTCACTAGTAGTGACTTGGCGCAGAAACTTTCACATCGTCAGGGACGACAACTGCTTTGGACCACCAATCTAACATTTTCTCGACATTAATACTTTTATGTCTTGAACTTGATATTAGACCGGCGCAACTCAACCCCATCTCTGCTTTCAGCAGGTTTGAAGGACGTACACCATTAGAAACGGTAATACGGTAGGGAAAGTCTTTGACTCTCTCCAAGGACATGGGTTGAACCTTATCCATCCTTCTAGAAACCCTACGATTCCATCCTTGATACGACATGCTTGGCTTGTCGCTGTCAGAGATAGCAGCAAAGTGGTGGCGAAAATTAATCTTGCGATCAGCCGCTTCAAGGTATCTGCCTTGAATGTTGGTATCATGTACCCAGTACTGGTATTGTTTGCTCCTCTTTAGGTAGGTTATAGGAGCATCTTCAGTAACGATTTTCCTCTTCTGCAAATCTTCTGGATGTCCACAAGTAGACAGCCATAAGGCAGAAGCATACTTCCTCTGGAGATAAGTTACATCAAAGGGGACGAATTGATCGAATCCACAGCCACCACGTTCTTGTGGTAGAAAGAGATTGATCAGTCCGTCACTAGTGATCTTTTTAATATCATCAAGGTGATAATGTATAAATCGGCGATGGAGCCGGTCACGATTAAGTGAACCGAGCATCATCCAATTATACCGATCCCACAAAGGCCCCGAAGTTATCTCGATACGTTCGCAAGACTCCTGAGCAAAAAGACTACCAAGGTTCAGGTAGAAATATCTCCTGAATCCGTAATCAGTTTCCTCATAGAGTTCACTGTTAACCGTAAAGAGTTTTCTATGGATATAATTTTTTCCCACAGAAAGCTTCAGACCTAAACTCGCAACTGAATTTTTCCAGTGCTCGTAGTGGTCATCGTTGGTCTTGAAGAGTATATCATCTCCATTGACGAGAAAATCGTCCAGCTCAGTAATGTCGACATCGCGTTGATAATACGACTCTAAGCTGTTCCAGTATCCCACCATATTAATAAGACAAAGAAAGGGGAATGAGAGTTTGGATCCCATCAGCTGTCCGTTGGCCTGTTTCACCGAGGGGTGAGCTGAGTACTCAATCTGTTGCTCTAAGAGCTCAGACTCGAGTACCTCAGTTACTTCCGGTGTCCAGGTTGGACAGATAAGTTGCTGATGATCACAAAAAGCTTTCAATGCATCTTTCGTTTGTCGAATATCAATCCCGTCCGTGGCTGCTGAGTAATCACCAGAACACCAAAGTTCTCGTGGTTTTACCTCAGTTGTGGAACCAAGGCACTCATTACTGCCAACGTTTCGTCTGTCATGGACTTTTGCATTGTTGTGAACACGTTTTACTTGTTCTTCGACCATAGGACCTTTAGTCAAATCAAAGCAACCGAAGTTGCCCAGATGTTTCCAAAGAGCTCGTTGTGCAAAGGCTGATTGCCAAGCACGGCCGGCGGGTCCCTTCGTTACAGTCCTGACCTTTAATGGCTCAGGAATAGCACTTGCGTGCACTGTACGAGGATACCCTTTGGGGGCTAGATGTTTCTTGACATCGAACCAATTGAACGTATTAACACAG